AAGTATTGAATCTGACTGAAGGAGAATGTATACTCTAGTCCTAGGTCTGGAGCTGGTGTGCTTGCTAAGATAGCACCAGGACCAGCAAAAGATCCAGCAGTAGTCTCAAGAGACGCAATATTGAGGAAACCAGGAATAATAGCACTACTATCAACTTTAGGTCTAAAGTCAATTACATTCTTAAGTTCTAAATTGCCATGAACTGAAGAGTTAAAAGATGGGATTTCATCTTCTGGAACACCTGCCTCATGTAGATAACTATCAATCGTGCAGAAGTCTCCTTGAGATTGCTCAAAGTAATCAAATGCGATGAGTAGTTGTCCAACTGCAGGATCAAATCCAGGTTTTAGAACAATTCTAGAAACATCATACAATGTATCTCTCTGTCCATTATCAAATGTATATCTAGCAGTAACATCAGTTCCTGAAATTAGATTGCCTGCAGAGTCTACATCTGGTGCTTGAGAGGAAGTTCCTTCATAAACATATCTTAGTTTAAAGGCATCGGAATATGATAGAGTTTCTACAACTTCATTATCATAGTCTTGTCCTCTAAATGGAACAATGCGATCACCAGCAGAAGCAATAACAATTCTCTTGTTTCTAACAGCAGTCTTGAGTCTTGGTTTTGCGTTAGATACTTCAAGAGTTGCTGTCAACTTAAGTTTAGGGAAAGTTCCATTAGAAGGAATAGTTCCAAAATATGTTGATGGTAACTGTAAACTGATACTACCAGATGTAAGACCACTAGCAGTGTCAGTAGCAGATGAAATTTCTACTGCATCATCAGAAACATAGACAATATCTCCCTTAACAATGTTAGGAGCATCGCCTGGATCTAGAACAGTGATGATGAAATTACTTTCACTGAAAGCTGCAAATCTCTGTGTACCAAATGGTAACTGTGCAGCAAATGTAATTGTACCGCCACCAGAAGATGCTGTAGTTACAAAATCTCTACGGAAGTAATACTTAATCTTAGTATCATCTCCACCAGAAGAGATTTGAGAAACCTGCTTACTGCCAGTTGGGAATAGTAATGTACCAGAGTTAGTATTTTGTACTTTTGGACGTAAACGTACAATACTAGTGTTAGTAACATCACCAGGTAAAACTGTATCTAGATAAATTCTAGATTTTGATGCACCTTCTTGTTTTGTAGCATATTGTACAATTGCACGAACCAAGTTGTTACTATCATCTGAGAATTGTACAAGATCTCCTTGTTGCAGTAGAACAGATGCATCAGCACTAAAACTAGTAGATTCAATAAAGTTAGATCCTTGTGATCCAAAGAACGTGTAGTTTGTAACTGCTTTGATCTCGGATTTTTCTTGACTATCTACAACAACGTCTGCAGAGAAAGAATTGGAGTTTCCAGATCCATAGGAACAACCAATAGACTTTACATTTTGTGGTGTGTAAGTCGTAACAGTGTTTCGGAACAGAACGGGAACAACAGCTGCGGCAGAACTAGGTGAACTTGCTCCGTCAGGATTCTTGACAGTTACTGCTGGTGGTTGTGCATATTCAACATTTACTGCTCTCCTATTAATAATAGTTGCATTGTAAATGTTACCTGCAATAGTTTTACCTAGAGCAATCTTAGATGCATCAAATTCAAGACCATTGATTAGTAGAGATACACCATCAGCATATCCCAAACCTCTATTCTGAACTACAAAGTGAGAGATTGTATTGTCTCTTGCAATCTTTACAGTATTGCCATCTTCATCTCTGATTGTTTCACCAGACTTAAACTTACCTGATAAAGTTTTGACAAACAGAATTCTTCCTGTACTATAAACACCAGCAGAGGATCCTTCTACAACACCATATGCATTGCTATCAATACCAAATACATACTTACCTTCATCAAATGCATTAGCACCAGAAGGAATACTCTCTAAAGTAATTTTGGTAAAGAATTGAGGATCAAAATAAGAATATCCAAAAGTAGTATTGTATGCAGAAGTTCCTGCCTCTAAACGACCTTTAGACAATACGATATCCGAATCGGAATTGAAACCAGCACCTCTGCTTTGTAGGAAGAAGTTGCTTGGTTTTGTTTTTCCAATAACAGGAGTAATAATATCAGAGTAATCTACAACAAATCCAAACTCATTGGTATTTGCTGCAGCATCAGCTTCACTTAAGAAAATTCTTCTCTTATACTCACTATCAGAGAGATCATATTCTAATGTAAGCAATTCTAATTCGCTCTTGTTACCATACACTGTCAATTCTAAGAACTGAACAGATTCGGAAGAGTTAATTAGTGGTTTGTTTGTAGTTGCAAAGGATAGTGTTTTAA